GGTGTTAAAGCTGCTTCAGGTTCTACATTGACAGAAACTACAAAAGCAGATATAGTAAATAAATTAAAACCATACAATGTTGCTTCAGTTGTACCTCAAATTGTGGATCCAGAAATAACTTCGGTACTATTAACTTCAACAGTTAAATACAATACATCAGGAACAACAAAATCAAGTGATACATTAAAATCAGAAATTATATCTTCATTGACAAATTATAATACAAATACTTTACAAAAATTTGATTCAATATATCGTCACTCAAAAGTAACAGGTTTAATTGATGGTACTGATAATAGTATTCTATCAAATATTACAACTGTTAAAATAAGAAAAAGTTTTACACCTACAATAGCAGCCTCTAACAAATATGCTATTTACTTTAGAAATGCTTTATTCAATCCTCATGCAGGACATAATATGGCTGCCGGTGGTATTTTAAGTTCTACAGGTTTTAAAGTAACAGGTAGTGATAATGAAATGTTTTTTGATGATGACGGTAATGGTAATGTAAGAAGATATTTCTTATCATCTGGTATTAGAACATATGTAAATGATAGTCAAGGAACAATTAATTATTCAAACGGAGAAATTATACTTAACTCTTTAAATGTTGCCTCAATATCTAATATTAGAGGTGTTACATCTACATTAATTGAGATAACAATAACTCCTTTATCAAATGATATTGTACCTGTAAGAGACCAAATTGTAGAAATAGATATTGCAAATTCTAATATTACCGTAACAGCAGACACTTTTGTGGGAGGTTCAGCTGACGCTGGTGTGGGCTACACAACAACATCAAGCTACTAATGAGCAATGGCAAAATTTAATGAAAAAATATCAACGATACTTAACAACCAATTACCAGAGTTTGTCGTTGCAGACCATCCTAAATTCGCAGAATTTCTAAAAGTCTATTATCAACTTTTAGAATCAGCAGAATTATCCGTTACAGCTATTGAGGGCACAGATGGTGTTTTACTTGAAACAGAAACAGGTCAAACAAACAATCTAGTTTTAAACTCTAGTCGTAAAGATACAGCAAGAACATTATTAGATGAAAATGATAAGATACTTTTAGAAGAATCTACTTACGGTAAATTCACTAGAGGTGAAACTATTACAGGTCAAACATCAAAAGCAACTGCTGTAGTATTAGTAGAAGATATTGCTAATAATAGATTAATAATTTCAGCACAAGATAAATTTATTGATACAGAAATAGTTGTTGGTCAAAATTCAGGTGCTCAAGCTACAATTTCAAATTACAGACCTAATCCAGTAAATAATATTTCAGACTTAATTAATTTTAGGGATCCTGATAAAGTTATTAATCACTTCTTAACAGAAATGAGAAATGAGTTTTTGGCAACATTGCCAGAAAACTTAGCGTTAGGTATTGATAAAAGAAAATTAATTAAAAATATTAAATCACTTTATAGGTCAAAAGGTTCAGTTCGTGGCCATGAAATGTTTTTTAGAGTTTTATTTGGTGAACAATCAGAAACATTTTATCCTAGAGAACAAATGCTTAAGGCTTCAGATGGTCAGTTTGACTCATTAAAAGTATTAAGGGTTATTGCAACAGTAGGTGACGCAACACTATTAATTGGTAGAACAATAACAGGTCAAACTTCAAACGCAACTGCTATTGTAGAAAATACTTCTACACTACAAATTGGTGCTTCTACAGTTACACAATTAATTTTAAATGCTGATAGTATTCAAGGAACATTTTTAATTAATGAAGAAATACAAGGAACAACAGCCGATACAGATGATTACTTTATTAAGGCAAGTATTACAGGTATACCTGGTACAAAAAATATTACAAATGATGGTTCTTTAAATACAACCTCTGACACAATTAATGTAATAGCTGGTGGTGAGGGTGCATTATTTCAAATTGAAGATATTGGACCTGGAAATATTACAGAAATTATTTTAGATAATAAAGGTACAGGTTATGAGATAGGTGATAAACTAACATTTAATAATACAGGAACAAATGGTGGAAATGCAGCTGGATTTGTAAAACTTGTAAATGGTGGTATTGCAGACCAAGCAGGCAGTAGGGATCCGGCTAACGGAACGGAAGACAGATTAGTTTTAGAAGGCGGTACAACTCAAGGTGACGCATATTCAGGTAATGTTATTGTTCAAGAAAAATTTACAGACTTACAAACTATAGAAGAAATATTTTTAACAAATGGTGGTGGACAATATACATCATTACCTTCAGTATCAGTTACATCATCTACAGGTTCTAGTGCAATTGTAAAAGCATATGGTGATGAAATAGGAAAAATTGTAAAATTAAAAACTGCTGAATTAGGTAGAAGTTACGAAACAGCACCAACGCCTCCTGTTTTAGGTTTCTTTAATAACATGATTATAACAGGTATTGTTGGTTCTTATATTCAAAATGGTACAGTTACAGGTGGCACAAGTAATGCTACAGGTACAATTGCAGAGTTTGATAATGTTAGAGGTCTATTAAGAATTAAAAATGTAACAGGTACTTTTCAATTAAATGAAACTATTACATCTAATTCAGGTGGTACATCTAAACTTGCAAAATTAGATATTTCAACTGCTTCAGTTAATGTAGTTGCTATATCAGATACAGATGGTGTGTTTATTAGTGAAAAAGGTAAATTATCAGAAACAACAATGAGAGTACAAGATAGTTTATACTATCAAGATTATTCTTATGTAATTAAAGTAGGTCAATCTATCGCCAGATGGCGTGACGCATTTAAAAAGACTATGCACACAGCAGGTTTTTATTTTACAGGTCAAGTAGATATTGAATCAAGAATAATAGTAACAGCAAAAGGTCCTGTTAAAGGTGTTACTTCAGGAGTTCTTGATAGTCCATTATTATCTCTTGTTAATACAATTTTCACAACTGTTTTTGGTAGAAGATTAGGAACAATTTCAGACGGAACATCTTTGAGACCTAAAGCAAATGTGGGTGGTAATGTTGATGTAAGTACGGCTTACGAAGACCCATTTGCCGCTAATACTAGAGATTTGACAGCAACTAGAGAAAAAATATCAATAGATTATTTAAGTAGACCAAGGAATATTTTTACTGACGGTGCAGGGGTTGTACATGATATTAGAAGTGGTTATGCATACGGTGGACCTAGATTTAGTTCATTAAATAGATATGTTAATAGTGCTTTTGGTCAAACAGCAGTCGGTTCTAATGCAAACTCATTTCAAAATTTAAGTAATATCAAAATACAAGGTACTAAAACAGCTCTTGATGGACAACAAACACCTATATTTTTATTTACTTCTAACGAAATAGGTAAGAAAATTAAGATGAATTATGCGTTTCCTTGTGAAATAGGAACAAACGCTGATTTATTCAGTAACACATTAACTAGATTTGATAGTAACACAACTAAATTTGATAAAACAACATCATAAAATGTTTATAAATAGTACAAAGAGATAGAGGCAAATGACAAAACAAGTAATAAGTAGAGGTACTAACGCAAACGACGGAACAGGTGATAATCTCCGAGACGGTGCTAATAAGATAAACCTCAATTTTAACGAAATTTATACAGCATTAGGTAATGGTACAACACTTGATGGTACTATTAAAATTGCTGATGATTCATCTACGGTAGCAACAATTTCTGCCAATGGTGAAACATTAAAAATTTTAGGTGGTAGTGCTATCACTAGTGTGTTATCAGGTAACACATTAACCATTTCTGCTGACGCTTCATCTCTATTGACTGCTACAGGTGCGGCTACTTTAACAAACAAAACAATTAATTTAAGTAACAATAATACACTTTCAGCTACATTTGCTGAAATTAACACAGCAATTTCAGACGCAACTTTAGTTGACACAGCGGCTTCTCAAACACTTACAAATAAAACATTAAGTGCTGATAATAATACTATTTCAGGTATTGCAGCTTCAAGTTTTGTATTGTCAAATGGTTCAGGAAATTTAGATGGTTCTGCTTCAGCAAAAGCAATACCAACAGGTGCAGTTGTAGGTTCAAGTGATACACAAACACTTACAAATAAAACTATTAGTGGTGCAGATAACACAATTACAAATATTCCATCTGCTAATGTTACAGGTGTATTTGATAATACATCTTCAGGTTCAAAAATTAGATTTAACTTTGCCGGTACAGGTGCGTTTCCAAGTGAAACAACTTACGAAGGTATGTTTGCATATGACACAACAGGCAATCAAGCTTATGTTGCAGACGCAGGTGGTTGGACAAAACTTATAAATGAAAATGCTTCAGTAGGTGATTTATCAAATGTTAATATAACAAGTGTTGCAGACGGTCAAGCATTAATATGGAGTTCAGCACAAGGTAGATTTAATCCAGGTACTGCTGGTACATCATTAACTGTACAAGAAGAAGGTTCAGCATTATCAACTGCCGCTGATACATTAAACTTTGTTGGTACTGGTGTAACTGCTTCAGGAACAGGTTCAACAAAAACTATTACTATTGCAGCTGGTCATACAGCAGGTAATGATTTAGAGATGAATAATACTCCTTTGAGAGACGCAAAATATATTTCTCACCGTTCACCAGATTCTACAATTACACAAATTATAACAGTTACAGTTGCAGCTAAAACAAGTGAACACAGCGAGTATGGTACAGGTTCGTCAAATGGTTATGTTATTGATGGCGACCAATCTCCACAGGTAACTTTATCAAAAGGTGTTTATAAGTTTGACCAAGCAGACGCTTCAAACTCAACACACCCATTAAAATTTTATTACGATAGAGATAAAAATAGAGAGTATTCAACAGGTGTTGTCGTAACTGGTACTGCTGGTTCAGCAGGTGCTAATACAACAATTACGATAGATGACCAGACGCCTACACCATTGTATTATCAATGTACTGCTCATTCTTATATGGGTCATCAAATAGATATTCCGACTGGTCAACAAAAAAGATTAAATATAACATCAGCAACAGCAACAGGTGATGTGGCTGGAGGAGCAAACTCTGGTAAATCTTTTACAATTTTAGCAAATATGGGTGTTAATGATATATTAGTTTTTGTAAACGGTATTTGTATGGTACCAACAGATGACTATACTGTTTCAGGAACAACATTAACTTTTGACACGGCGCCGGCTACGGGAGCAGAAATTCAATTTAGGTACTTAGGAGCATAATATGGGAGCAAAAACAAGAGCAATGTCAATTGGTGTATGTTCGTTTTATGCAACGCCATCAGCTAATCAAACAATTCCAAATACAACACATACAAAAGTAACTATGGATACAGAAGTGTTAGATACTCATGGAGCTTATGATCCCTCAACAAGTCAATTTACGGTACCGGCAGGTATGGGTGGATTATATGAGTTTTCATATAACGCAAGAATACCTTTGACTAATGGTGAGGAAATGGTTATGGCATTGTATGTTGATGGTGCAAATGTTCCTGCTTCCAACACACAAATGTATCCAGGTGCTAATGGTTCGTATTATCACGCCTCTACTACTATGGCCAATTTAACAGCAGGACAGACAGCAGAATTTAGAATATATTTAACATCCACTGGAACGAGAACAACAAATAATCTTTATTGTTTTTTCTCTGGTAACAGAATAAACGGATAAACCATTATGAAAACTTGTATAAATATTGAATAAGGAAGAAATAAAAAGATATGCCAGCAATAATAACAGACAGATTTAGAATTCACAATAGTGAACAGTTTTCAGAGGCGTTTTCTGAAGCTTCAGGTAATACATTTTATCTAGGTATAGGAAGACCTCAACCATTTGCTACATCTACAAGAGCAGACGGAAGAACAAACAACGAGGGAACAGACGCTGCTCCAATTACACCAGCAGATAATGTTAATGCACAATCATTCCCTTATGACGATTTATTGGCGGCTAAAAAAATTACTCAAACAGATATTACTTTTGCAGTACCAAGAAGAAACTGGACTACAGGAACAACATACGATATTTACAGACATGATTACGGCGACTATCAAACTGGTAATACAACTGCTATTGCAGCTAATGGTGGTGCGTCAACTTTACATGACTCAGCATTTTATGTATTAACTACAGAAAGAAATGTTTACAAATGTTTAGATAATAATAATAACGCAGCTTCAACAGTAGAACCAACAACTACTCCACCTTCAACTATTATTTCAACTGCTGATGGTTATAGATGGAAATACATGTACACTTTGACTGCTTCACAACAAGCAAACTTTTTATCTACAGATTTTATGGCAGTTGCTACAAATTCAGATGTTTCATCAAACGCTGTTGATGGTGCAATTAATATTGTAAAAATTAAAACTGCTGGTTCAGGTGGTGCTGAAGGCACACATACAGGTATCGCAATGAGAGGTGACGGTTCAAACGGAACAGTTTCAGTTACAGTTACTTCAGGTGCAGTTACAGCAGTTACAGTTACAAACAAAGGAACAGGTTACACTTACGCAACAATTTCAAATGCACAAATCGTAGCCGCTGGTGCAACAAACCTTGTTGGTGCAGAATTAGATTGTATTATTGAACCAAAAGGTGGTCACGGTTTTAATGCAGTTACAGAATTAGGTGCTTTCTTTGTAATGTTAAACACATCTTTAGAGGGTGGAGAAATTACAAACTCTGGTGACTTTACTACATCAAATGACTTTAGAAGAGTTATGTTAGTAAAAGACCCAAAATCAGGTGGTTCGGCTGCAACAGCAAATACTTTAAGAGGTACTAAATCAATTGCAATTGCCTCATCTCCAACACCAGGAACATTTACAGTTGACGAAGAAATTAACCAAGCTTCTACAGGCGCAGTTGGTAAAGTCGTAGCTTGGGACGCAACAAACAGAATTTTGTACTATGTA